GTCTTCAATAGAAAAATTGGAAGAAGAGAAATTAACTAGAGACATTCTGTTACAGAATGTCAGAATGCATGAACTGGTATCTAATGCCTTCTCTAAGAAAGGTATTCCTCTCCTTGTGACGAAGTCCCAACTACCCCTCATAAATTCTGAAGTCTCCAAGATTCTCCAGGGAATTGTTGACTTCACAATAGAGATGGAATCGGATGAGGATACTGATTCTCTTGAGATCTATATCAACTATGGAGACTCTAGAAGAATTATTGAACTTTGCAGTGGCATGGAGAAGACTATCTCAGCAATTGCCCTTAGAGTTGCGATGATAAACATCTCTTCGCTTCCAAAGCCTGATTTTTTCATCATTGACGAGGGATTCGGAACGCTTGATAGCTCTGGTGTCGAGGCATGTGGAAGGTTTCTAACTTCTCTTAAGAGGTATTTCAAGACTGTTCTTGTCATAACTCACGTTGATGGCATCAAGGATACAGCGGACTATATTCTTGAAATCACAAAAAATGAGAAGGACTCAAAGGTGGAATTTCAATGATTGAATGGAAGAGCTATCTGAACAATAGGATGATTGCCGAGCATCCTTCTGGTTTTTATGTCATAAAACCAATTGATAAGGAAAAGTCAAAGCCGATTTTCTGTCCTCTATGTGAGTCCATAATGGTCGGAGAGTTCGACAAGAGCTCATATGAAAAGTTTGAATGCTGTGATTCTTGTGCAACTATTTGGGCCTATCCCAATAAGGAAAAGTGGAAGGACGGATGGCGACCATCTGTGGACGAAGTAACAAATAAATACAACATCAGGCATACTTAAAGGACAGGAGACGCATATGCCCAAGACACTTAACATTAACGCACTCGGACAAGCCATCGATACGACCTGGGGCAGGTCGTCTACTCCAAAGACTGCGTCCTATTCTGTAAAGTTCACTTTTATGGGAAGTGATAGACTTCTCGCATCTTATAAGATCATAACTAATTTCGTTTCTGAGAAGGAAATGATAATGACAAAGAGGCAGTGTTCAGAAGAGTCTGATGACGTAATTGCCGAATACGTCAAAGAGGTTAAAGACACTTATAAGAAGCTTACAGGAGATACTTTGACTCTCAAGGAAGAGAGTTCGACAGATTCTCTTGAAATCATTGGTTTTAACGTTCACAATCCGAAGAGAACTGCGTATTATAGGAGAAAAGTAGTTTTCGAGATTGCATGACGTCAGGAACACCATCAAGACAGGCAGTAGTAGCTGAGATCTTAAAATGTGGCAAAGATCCCACATACTTCATGAAGAAGTATTGCAAGATCCAGCATCAGCTTCGAGGCCTCATACCGTTTGACACGTACGACTTTCAGGATGACTGTGTAAAAGATTTCCAGAAACATCGTTTCAATATCGTCCTTAAATCTAGGCAGTTGGGACTCTCCACAGTCTCTGCTGCCTATGTCGTTTGGTACGCCATCTTCAAGAAAGACAAGAACATTCTTGTCATAGCTACGAAGTTGAACACAGCCATCAACTTCATCAAGAAGGTGAAGACTATGTTGGACGGACTTCCTCCATGGCTTCTACTGACCAAGTTTGAACCTACGAAGCAGTCAATTAGATTTGACAACGGTTCCACAATAACTGCAGTTCCAACTTCACCAGACGCCGGTCGTTCTGAAGCTTTAGCACTCCTCATCGTCGACGAGGCAGCATTCATTAGAGACTTTGACGAGATCTGGACATCTCTTTATCCGACTCTCTCCACCGGTGGTTCTGCCATCATTCTGTCAACACCTAACGGCGTTGGAGGACAATATTACAAGCTTTGGACAGAGGCAGAGTCAGGTGCTAACGACTTTAATCCCATTAGACTTCCTTGGAATGTACATCCAGAACACAACCAAGCTTGGTTCGACAAGGAGACTAGAAACCTCACCAAACGTCAGATAGCTCAGGAGTTTCTCTGTGACTTCGTGTCTTCTGGAGACACGTTCCTTCAACCATCTGAATTTGAGAAATTAAGAGAACTGATAAGACCACCTCTCGTTAAAGAGGGACATCAAAATGGAGTTTGGGTATGGAAGAACCCAGAGCAAGGTCGAAGGTATATCATCTCATCAGACGTGGCCCGAGGCGACTCTTCAGACTTTTCAACTTTTCACGTCATAGATTATGAATCATGCGAAGTCTGTGTTGAGTTTATGGGAAAGATACCTCCTGACAGGCTTGCTGATCTCTTGGCACAATACGGCAGGAGATACAACGACGCTCTAATATGTCCTGAACAGAACACATTCGGATACTTCACATGCGTGAAGTTGAGAGATGAAGGGTATCCGCGCCTCTACTATTCGTCAAACTCAGGAGACTTATTTGATTACAGGCCTGCAGACCCAGAAGCCATCCCAGGTTTCTCTACGCAGACACGAACTCGCAATCAAATATTGACAAAGCTAGAAGAGTCAATCAGAAATAACAGACTCAAGCCGTATTCACAGCGCCTCTATGATCAGTTACAAGCATTTATTTGGAACGGAGCAAAAGCTCAAGCAGCAAAGGATGCTCACGACGACCTCATCATGAGTCTTGCTATTGGTGTCTGGTTGGCAATAGGTGAGAACAGCCAGGGAGAGCAAGGAATGGCACTGGCAATGGCAATGCTCAAAGCGACAGCTGTTGGCAATAGAAATATAGGAGATTTACCTGGTGGTATAAACCAAGTACGTCCTGTTCCGAATGCCCAGATTCAAGGATTTACTCCTGAAAAAGTTCATCAACCGAGGAAACCTGAGGACGTCAAGCACGTAGATGTTTCAGATTTTTCTTGGCTGTTCAAGTAGGCATATACATATAGCTAGTATCAGAGGACATCATGGCTAAGATTGGAATATCGAGACTCAAGAAGATCATTCGTGAGGAATTAGAGAACCTCTATGAAGGTGCAGACGAAGACACTGCTTCTAAGATTATGAGTGGCGCTACTAAACTTCTCAACGCAATAGAGAGCTTCAAGGAGTCAGCCAGTGAAAAAGTCAAGGCAGAGATTGGTTCTAACCTCGACGGAGTCGAACAGCTTTTAAAGAGAGTTGTTGCATCGCCGATGCAGTATGTTGACGTCACATCTCCTGGACCAAAAAAGGTGACTCTTAAACCTGAGAAGAAGGAAGTAGTGTAGAGTAAAGCACTAAGGGCCTCGTCCCCTAATGGAGAGGCAATAGAAAAATGGCGAAAAAAGAAGAACAAAACCTCTTTCAGAAGCTCACAAAGTTATTCAGAAGTGGACCCGTGGTCAAGAGGAAGATCCGGGCTCTAGATACGACTGTAGCAGTCGCCGATAAATCTAAAAGTTCTGGTGCACTTCTCTTTCAGAAGTCGATGGCGCCTACGTACGCCACCATCACGGCGAACGCTTACAACTTGTCTGAACGCCTCATGCGTTACCAGGACTTCGCGGAGATGGAATATTGTCTTCACGGGGATACAAAGATTGCAGTTCCAGGTGGATACAAGACTCTCTCGGAACTTGCAAAAGAATGTGAAGGAAATCCTGACTACACGTTCCTCGTGTATGCTTATGATCACAACCTGCAGAGACTTGTGCCTGCGTTCGGAAAGCAAGCTCGCCAAACACGCGTCGACGAGGCCTACACGGTCACTTTTGACAATGGCCAGACAATCACTGGTACACCAAACCATCGCCTGATGAAGCGGGACGGAACCTTCTGTAAGATCGAAGACCTCAAGTCAGGAGATGCCATGATGCCCTTCTACAGGAGGGACCTCTTCAACGGATGTAAGGAGGAGGGTGAAGGTTACCGCTGGATCTACACGATGGACAGGCTGTCCAAGATGAACGGTTGGGTCTCCGAACACAGGGTGATCGGTGAGATGATCAAGGGATCTCCCCTAGAGGACGGAGAAGTCGTTCACCACAGGAACTTTGTGAAGCACGACAATCGACCTGAGAACCTTGAGGTCATGACAGAAGCAGACCACCTGAACCTCCACACCAAGATATTGAACGGAGCTAAGTGGTCAGAAGGAAACGCTGAGTGGATTCAGCAGTTCAAGGCAAACCACTCAAAGTTCATGACCGAGAACAATCCCGCCGAGAGGAAGGACATCACTTTCGGAAGGATCCTCGAGGTCGCAGAACGTGTGGGCTTCAATTCTCGTAAGATGTGTGAAGTTCTCGACACTGATCCGAACGTGATCAAGAGAAGGCTTCGCAAGCACGGCTACCAAAACTTCGAGACATTCGCTCGAGCGTACAATCCAGACTGGTGCAACGGAGGGTGGGACAATCGAGGAGAGAAAAATCCTCGTTATGTCAAATCAGTTACTTTTGACAAGATATGTTCTCATTTTTCCAAGGGAATGTCGAATCAGCAGTTGGCGGATTCTCTCGATACCACAATTCACGTGATCGAGGGTAGGATCCGCGAGCGAGGTTACAAGAACTATGGAGAGTTTGCCTCAACGTACGACAACCTCAAGGTTGTCTCTGTCGAACCTTACGGTGTAATTCCTCTTTACGACCTTACCGTAGATGGTTACAAGAATTTTGCAACAGACACGGTCATCTCCCACAACACACCTGAGCTCGCCGCCGCCCTTGACATCTATGCCGACGAGACTTGTGCTCAAGATGAGAAGGGACGTGTTCTCCACATCTACTCGGACAACGAGAAGATCAGAGAGATTCTTGAGGAACTTTTTTACAACACACTCAACGTTGAGTTTAACCTCCGCTCTTGGGTTCGCAACCTCGTCAAGTACGGGGACATGTTCCTCTATAATGACGTGTCCCCTGAGCACGGTGTGATCAGTGCCTTCCCCATTCCCGTCAATGAGATAGAGCGTGAAGAGAACTACGATCCTAATGACCCTATGGCGGTTCGTTACCGTTGGGTCACTCTCGGAAACAGGACCTTAGAGAACTGGGAGGTCACCCACTTCCGCCTCCTCGGAAACGACATGTTCCTTCCCTATGGTTCGTCCATCATCGAACCGGCACGTAGGATCTGGCGCCAATTGATCCTCATCGAGGACGCCATGCTGGT